ACAATGTCGTATTCACGCAAAGCATTCACGCCTGGGGGCAGACCATCGCCTGCTCTTTCGGACATGAATTCTTTGAAGTTCTTTTGGTGGATGCGACGCTCCAATAAGTCAATAGAACCTTCTTGATTGATAAACTCTTTAAAGTGATCCCAATCGGTACAGAAGAAGCGCTCTTTCACTGTGCGTGTAACAGTGCCGTGTGATGTACGGAAACCGTTCATGTTGGTTTCGTTACATACAGCAAGCATTGCGGCTTCTATCTCTTCCATTGCATCTTTGAGTTCTGAATCTTGGGACTCGTATTCTGCCTTTAATTTTTCGCGCATTCTACGTATCTCAAGATAATCTTTTACTAACGCTTCTCCGTCATTCATAGCTTTTCTCCTTCGAGTTCGTCTTTATACAGGTCTACCAATTTTTCGTGTAGCGACACTTTGTTTTGTAACATTGTGTACATACGACGTTCCACCTCAGACCCTTGGAGGTGAATTACTGTCATGCTGTTCTTCTGCCCGACGCGATCGATACGCGCTATACACTGTAAGTATGTTTCTACGGACATAACAGGAGACCAAAATATTACTGTGTCAGCGGCAGTTAGGGTTACTCCGTGGGATGCCGCTTGTGGTTGTATCAACAGGACTTTTGGGTTTGGGTTCTGCTGAAAGTTTTTAAATACATCTGCTCTCTGTATAGCTGTCACATCACCAGAGATGATCTCATTAGAGATGTTTATACTATTTAAATGCTTCTGCACCAGCTGTAGTGTGTGCCTGTATGGGATAAAGATAAGCACCTTGTGTAGCGCTTCGTCTAGCACTTCTTGCAATACAGATAAACGTGGTGTGATATCAAACTCAACTATGTTGCCGTCATCTGTGTAGACAGCCCCGCCTGACAATTGAAGCAAGCGGGTAAGTGAAGCGGCGGCATTAACTGTGCTGATAGTTTCACCCGCAGTTTTTATCTGCATCTCTCGTACCAAATCACGATAGTATTTGGATGCTTGTGGCGATAGACATACTTGGCGCGTTTGATAGACCACATCAGGTAAGTCAAGACATTGAGCCTTCTCGTAGCGTATAGCGGGTTGCAACGCTTCAAACACAGTTGTGCGAGAGTTTGACTTAGGCGCCCACTTAAAACGTGTTACAGGAATCATGACCTTATCGCGCCATGCAGTCTTATATCGTGGTACACCATCAGGATTGACTAGTCGTGCAAGACCAAACGCATCTTCGGGTGATTGAGCCGCTGGCGTACCAGTCATCATCCACAGATATGTATCAGGCTTAACTAACCTTGCTAATGTTTTCCAACGCTTAGTAGCTGTGTTCTTGTATGCGTTTGCTTCATCAACAATGATCAAATCAAACTTGCCTTCAGCAATAGCTTTTTCAACTACACCGACACCATCGTAGTTAATGATGACGAACTGATAGTCACTGCGAATAATTTTTTCACGCTTAGATGTAGCGCCATGCGCCACAGCACATGTGCGATGCATAGCAGTCTTAAACAAGTCTGCTTGCCATGCGCTATGCATGATTGATAGTGGGCAGATGACAAGCGCACGACGTACCTTGCCTTGGTTCATCAAGTAATCTGCCGCCCATATAGCCGCAGATGTTTTGCCTGTGCCTGCTTCATTGAAACAGAATGCACGACGATGAATCGATAGAAACCGTGAAGTGTCTCTTTGATGATTGAATGGTTTAAACAGCCCAGGCCACTCATAATCTCGCTCGATTGGCGATGGAACCTTGGCGTTATATGGGAATATTCGTGCGAGACGTTGCATCTCGTCAAGACCCCAATAAACGATTACATCTGATACGTTGTTTGTCGTATCAAGCACTTCGCTTTTTTCAATGTAGGACTCAATCATTTTTGCCACACGCGAAGGGCACTGAATCCTAACTGCACTGTTGTCAACTATCTCCATTACTGCCTTTCAAAACTGTTCCTCGTCTTTCCGAGGTGTCCGTTAGCCCTGTCGCACTGGGAGAACCTGTTACGGCTGAAAGCGTCGTGCCGACTAACTGATGCGGTTTACTAGCCCACTCACACCTAACAGCGAATCACTATTATGTGGTCTGTTTTTTATTTGTCAAGTTCTTTTGCGCTCTTTTTTGCTAGTTTCAGATACGAGGTTTCCCTTAGAGTCGCGTCTGAATGAACGGTTAGCTGATGCGCTAGTGATGTATGTACCGTTCTTATTTGTACCACCCTTGTCTATCGCTACGACATGAGCAACATCTTTGCCTTTACGCTTGGGGGATTCTTTCATTACCGTACCAGTATCACGCTTGTCTATCGCACGCCTTGCACGCTGACGCTCCATGCGTCTGTCATGCTCACCACGCGCTTTCTCTTGCTGATACTCTTTTTTGTACGGTCTAGGCTTGTTCACGTAAGGCATATTACCCCCTATGGAATTGGCAATCTTTGACGGGACACCAACGGCACAATGGCGTTGGGTTCTCTTGCCACTTGTCGGTATTGAAAGACAATTTTAGTCGTTCTAGGTCGGGTTGAAAATCCTCCCATAGCCTAGCCTCATCTTCGCGTTTGAAGTCTTTAGGTACAAAGTGTTCGTGTACCACGAAAAGCAGGGCTGTCTTTGCAACTTTGATTTCAGGGAAGTGTGCAAAGACCATTAGCGCCATCAGCTGTAATTGTTTTAGGTCAGGATATCTGTTACTGCCTGTTTTATAGTCAACGATGTATGCGGTATCTCCGTCTTTGATAATCAAGTCGGCTATACCTCTGACCCAGTGTTCATCCCACGCGCAGGGATTCTTGTTAGCGTCCAAAGCCATTTGGAACTCTGTCAGTTTCTCGCCCTCTATTTCCGCTAATGCATCGACTTGCTTCTTAAAACGGTTGTAGTTGGGTAGTAAGGGTTTCCCCTCATTTACGTAGTCCTCTAACGCTTTGTGTACCTCAGTGCCGTAGAGCATCTGCTTGGTAGCTTCCTTCTCGTACTTCTTGAGAACTCTCGTTTCGTGGTACTGGCGGGGGCAGTTGACGTACTCTTTGAGCGCTGAGTACGACCACTTGATCACTTGTTCGGTCATATACTGGTTCTTTCCTTGGCGGAGCCTGTTGAAGTCACTATGTTAAGCCTTTTAGGATTAAAGCCAGTATGCTCTTCCCAAAACGATGCGCCCCTGAGAATCATGTACTCTCTTGTGTCACACAGTATCAGCGAGCCTACGTTTAGGCGACCTCCAAAAATATTTAAAGCACGTAGCGAGTCGAGATTATCGGGGCCACCTATGTAAGAAGCCGATGGACTTTTGCCTGTCTGAAACGGCCCGATGAATACTGGCATGTTTAGATCACGCGAGTACCCTACTGCCTGTTCAAAGTGATCTGCAAGAGTAGTAGCATGTAAGCCACCATCGTAACGGCTACTTAGATGACGTTTAACTTCAATACCAAACTTAAACTCATGTCCTTCGCATTCCGCTGACACAACGTAGTCGATAGCCTTACCACTAGATGTGCGAACCTCTTGCTCGTACTCCCAACCTTGTCTATCAAGAAAAGATTTAACTAAAGAAGAAGCCGCCTTCTCAGTCGCGTAATCAGAAGCAAACAGTTCAGCTTCTCTTTTACGTCTCTCTCGGTAATCTCGCGCATATTCAATCGGCAGTCTAAGTGAGTTTATGTCGAATGTCATCAGCAATCTCCGTATGTTGCACCAACTTTTGCTTCACACGCGACTGGCAAGCCATGCGCCCAGTCAGGTGCGTTGGACATGATGGAAGTTATAAACTCTACGGCTTCTTGAACTTCCTCTTCGGGTGCTACGATAACTGCGGCATCATGCACAGTTAAAGCAACTCTGTACCTGTGGTTTATCTCGCACATCTGCGTACCCACAATGATTCTTGCTAGGGCTTGCACAATGTTCTCAACTACTGCGCCACCCCAAATTGGGATTTCACCCTTGCGTGAATCGTAAACTATCACCGTCTTATCGTCTTTGGTTATACGACGCAAGTTAGCGTATCGAATGCGAAAGCCATTGGGCAGAATGATCCCATCGTTGTCGTAGTGAACGCAACTATGTTCGCCTAACTGAATCTTCTTCTTGATCTTGCCTTCTATCATGTTATCTAACATGCGATCGGCTTCTCTCCACAAGGCGATGATGCTACTGTTGCTATCACGGTAAACACCCACGATACGCTTGCACTCTTCTTCATCAAGTTTGACGCTTACTGGCTGCGAGGTAGCAAGTGTGTGCTGTAACTTCAATGCTCCAGTGCCGTAGCCTAAACCCAGAATACAAGTCTTGCCCACGAACCGCTCAACTGGATCAGCTTTAGTGATGTTGCGCCCGTACACACTAGACGCGAATATGGAATACACATCTTCACCCTTGGCAAACTGTGTAACAACATCTTCCTGCCCAGCAAGCCATGCAAGCACGCGAGCTTCGATCTGCGATGAGTCTGAGTTAATTACCATATACCCGTCAGGCGGGACAATGGCTTTTTTCAATGCCTTCTTCTTGGGATCACGACTAGGAAGGTTCTGAAAGTTAACCTTGTCAGTGCCAGACCAACGCCCTGTGTGTGCGCCGTAATACTTCAATGGGATAGGCAAAGCGCCACGATTACGCTTTCCGATATCCATGAAACGCTCAATACGCTTCTCTTCTAATGTTGACTTCGTGCCTAGACGAACCGCGCAAAGCTGTTGAATAAAGGGGTCATCATGCTCAGTTAGGGCAATGAAGCCCTCGTCCTTTTTTGCTAGCGCGGGGATTTGTTTGCCAGTCGTTACGCTTGTTTTATACGGCACCTCTATCCCGAAACCAGTTATTACCTCTGCAAACTTTTTATTACTGGAGAGTTTCTCACGCACTTCCTCTTCGGACGCGCAAGACAATTTATCCATCAACCCTTGCAGTAGTTGTTGCTTGTCGCTCTGCAACTCGGCTAGTCGCTCTTTCAAAGTTGATTGCTCGACATACAAGACGGGTTCTGTAAACATCTTTAGCGTCATGTCGATCAGTCGCAACTCTTCCTGGGGAAATGAAGGGAGCATCAACAAAAATAATTTGTACGTAAGGTCTACGTCATTACGGCAATACTCACCGTACAAAGACAACTCCTCTGCGGAGAAGTCAACTCGTCGTTTGTTGATTGCTTTGACTACCTCGTCGCCTTTGACTCCGACGTTGTAGCGCGTAGCGAGTTTGGCGAGTGAACCGCCAACCTCCACGCCATGAAGTGCGCGCGCCATGCAGAGAGTATCTGCAAGCGCCATAGGTTTAATTCCAAAATGCCATGCCAATATCGCGCCGTCAAAAAGCGCGTTGTGGGCTAGTACGATGCTTTCTTTCCAGTCGAACTGAGCAAGCCATCTACTTGTCGTTTCACGATCCCCTGAAAACCAAACTGGGGAACCGTCGTCTACCTGTACAGATACACCGATTACTTCAAACCTAGGGTCACGGATATATTCTTCCGTAGTTTGTGTTTTGAACCCTAGGTCTTTATCGGTGTAGTACGTCTCAAAGTCAATTGTTATTAGTGACACTAGCAATCGCTCTGTTTAGATACCAACGCGCTTTGCATAGGTCTTCATACTTATCACCTTTGTGGTCTGCTCTTGTGATGTACTTGACCACGTTACCTAAGTTGTAATCTAACTTTTTGGCTTCGATAAAGTCAATAGTCTCAATACCCCCAGTTGTGTAGTGTGGTGGGTGATTGATCATATCTGTGTGGTGTGTAGTCACAATGTCTTTAGCCACTGGTGGTGTGACTAGTCTGTCTCTTATTGCGGAGTTAGATGTAAACGCTAAAGCGGTTAGCGGTACTTTACTGGCTGACTTTCTAGCCGTGTACGTTACGTTGTAAACGGTATTTAGTTTTACACCGCAAGCGTCTGCTACGTCTTTGGGTTTTGCTTTGGGGTTCTTGGCAATATAAGCAAGTATTTGTCTAGATTTATTCGTCTTTTGCATTTTGTTCTCTCCAATGATTTAAGTTTAAAAAGGGGCTTCTTCAAATTGGGTTTCGGTTTGGGTTTTCAATAGTTCATTGTGTATCCTTTCTAGAATTTTTCCGTCTACCCTCTCGAATGGATTCCAATCGTTCTCTCTGATCTTTTGAAATATCTTCTTGCGGGATAAAGACTTCTTTGGTTGTGAATCTGTGTTCGTTTGCACACTCTCTCCTTCTGATATGTCCGAATGTGGGTGAATCTCTTGTTTGTTTTACTAGCGACCATGCGCCACACACAGGGCATTTCATATATCTTCTTTACTTATCCAAATGATTGCCGCGCCAATCGCGAGTACGATGAACGCACCAAGTCCCATCAGAACTACCATCCATGCAACTGTTTCAAGCATTGCCTAACTCCTTGAGCTTTTCTTCTAGCACACGAATGCGCTGACGGTTGTACTCGACAAGGCTTTGCGCATATTGCAAAGACTTCTCCGCTTGCATCTTCGATAGGTACGCATCGCGCAACTCTATGTCGATGATCTCTTTGAGCGTGCGTGGACGTAACATATCTTTTATGAATGTCACAATAGTCTCTCGTTTAGTCATGTATTCTTCTCCTTAAGTTTGGCTTCAATCTCATGCACCAATAGGTTTATGTCAACATCCACTGACCAAGCTGTTCCGTTCAACGCATTGAACTTGCATCGCTCAACTTCCTCAGCGGTCAGCCCAACCCAAGGCTTCTTGTAGTCTTGAATGTCATCGTCGTCTTCGCGGTATGGCGCGGTTAGTCCTATTGGCTTTCTCATTTGCCCTCCAACTTGGAAAGACGATCACCCAACTCACGTATCACTATACGCGCCCATGCCAACTCCTCCATGATTTGATGCATGGTTTCTTCTTCCATCTTCCTGTGTACATCTCTGTACAAACCCAAACGCTCATTCTCGTCATGCAATGCTTGCAGTACTGCTTCTTTGCGTTGTTTGCTTTCGCGCTCTATGCGGTTGAACTCTTCATCTTCAGGTGTCATAGTTCGGTTTCCTCAATGATTTGTTTAAGAT